CCAGACATTAACGCATTTGCTCTTGCTATTTGTCTAAGCCCACCTTTGTTGCCAGCAGTATATAATGCTTTACCAATTAGCTTGCTAAATTGTACGCCAGCAACAGGTACAAAAAAAGATAATGCTACAGAAGGATCACTAAATATAAGCGCACCGCCAGATGATCTGTTTAATATATCATTGTTTATTCTTTGTTTTTTAATGTAATCAACTGATTCAGCAAATCTTTCTGCGCTACCAATACCAAACATTTTTAAATGTTGTTCTTCTCCTTTACTTAAATCATTACTGTCAATATGGTTATCGACTCTTACTTGCGATTCCTCATCATACACTTCTGAATTTGTAAAGAATTTGTTTTGGTCAACTATTGGGCTAAGCACTTTACTCCAATTAGCACTAAAGGTTTCTCCAAATGAAGGGCCTTCTCTGTCTCTTGGTAATGGTGGTTTGCCTTTTACAAATGGGGCTGATGGTTTAATTTCAATTTCAGCCATTATTTTTGTCCTATTCCTTCAACGCCTTTTAAATACTGTAAGGCCGCATCTTTTATATTAAGATTCATTAACTGTTCTCTAAATGCATTATTTGATTGAGCGTTCCATCTTAATCTTTGCGAAGCGTATGCTATTTTAACTTCTTCCTCATTGCCATATGCAGCTACTAACTCATTATACTCTGGGTCTTTTTTAAATTCTGCAAACGTCATGTGTTTTAATGTAGCTTGATAATTAATGTAACCTTCAGCTTTTATTTTTGGCTTTGTACTTTTTAATTTTGCAATAAATTCTTTGTGAGCAACGCTTCTAAATTCATCCCTGTAGTCACCTATACGTTCTAATGCCCAAGGTTCACCATTAACTATTAGATCTTGAAAAGTATTATTTACATCTTTGTATTGCGCAGTGTATTTTGGCACACCATTAGCAAATGACATTAAATCTGGCTTCCAAAACAAATCTGTATTTAAAACTTTATGACCTTCTTTTGTTAAATTAACATCAGCTAATTCTGACCTTGCTTGGTACTGCCCTTTAAAACTTTCTACTATACCTCTTAACATTGTTGGTAAATTTTGTAATGTAAGATCTTTAGCCAGCTCTCTAGCTTGGTCAAGTTTAGTTCCACCTTTTAATAATGGGCTGTATGCATCATCTTGTGCGATTGCTTTTGTTAAAGCTATTCTATTTTGTGTAAAATTTACTTCATTTATAAACGAAAGAACAGGATAAGCTGTTGCTCCATCTATATGTGGGGAAATAACATTTGTATCTCTACCCATATTGTTTGTTTCAATATAGTTTTCAACAATAGTATCTACTGCTTCTTCTGTAATTTGTACGCCTCTTGCTTTTTGCATTTTAATTGCAATGCTTAATTCTTTTCTAAAATTTGGCGATACGTTTCTATCATCAAATATGCTTTTTATTTTCTTTAAATTACCACCTGTAGAATTATTATAATCAGCTAAAACGTCTTCGTCTAAATTGCCATCGTATTGTCTAAGCTCTGATATTACTAAGAATGGTGTAGTGTATTCAGCTCTTGCTATAACGGCTGCTGCATTTAATTGAGCGTATGTTTCTGGTTTCATATTTGCTTTAAGCATATCAATTTGATAAGACATACCCTCTGAATTTACTTTAACTTTAGTCATTTCTTCAAACAAATTACCAGCTTTAGCAACTGTAGCTTCATTTGTAGAAGTAACCGCAGAATTAAAAAAACTTTTAAAAGCTGGAAACATAATTCCTTTTTTAAGAGCGTCTGTCATTATAGGGTAATTTTCAATATTTTCCGCAGTTAAAAATATTTCTTCTCCCATTATTTCTTTTTGTAAATATTCTAATTCTTGTGTGTCTACGTTTATACCTTTTTCTAATGAGCCTTTGATCGCTTTAATCTTTACTTCATGCCCAAGGTTTTCATTAACTTTAACAATAGCATCTAATCTATTAGACATTGTAGCATTGACAGATGATGGCGTAATGTCATGTGCTTTTTTATAATAATCATATGCAGCTTTTTCTGTAATTGTTAAGCTCGATGCAAAACTTTTATCATTTATTGCGTTGCGTACATTTGACATTTCTTCATGCGATAAAGCTATACTTTTTGCTTGGTTGCTCATTACGTCTGCAAATTTTTCAGCTGCTACACCTAGTAATTTATCTTGATTAACTAGTTTTTTATTATCAAGAATTGATTTTTTTATTCTTTGATAGTCAATAAGTGTTTCTATGTTTCTTATTTTACCTCGTGCATTAATTTCCCATTCATTTTCGCTTTGTGTTTCTAACGCTTTAATGCTTGGCAGCCTTGCAGATAATGATTCAGCATAGCTTACTCTGTCTTCTGGCTCCATATCTTGTATAAACTGCACAATATCTGGAACATCTTGTGCATCTGGGTTATTGTTGTTGTATGCTTCTTGTATAATTTTAGTTAAATTAACTCCATTTGGCTCTGCACTTCTTAATTCATTTATAAGTGCTGATGCTGCATTTGAATTTTGAGCATAAAAATCAAGAGATTTATTTAAATGATCTTTTGACAAATTGTTAAAAACTTGTTTTCGTATCTCCCTATCTTCGATAGAAGATGTTAATTCTTGTATTTCGTTATAATCCATATTTTTATTTATTTGGTTTATAAGTGCAGAAGTTTCCGCATCAACGACTGACACTACTACATCTTCAGCCCTTGTATCTATTGCCTTAAAACCTTCAATTAAAGTATTTTTATTAGCACCAACTAACGCATTGATTGCCATTGTTCTAACTACAGGGTTTGTTATTTCTGATGGATTATCTAGGCTTGATATAAATGCAATTTTTTCATCTTTTGACATTGAGGTATATAAATTAGTTAATTTTACATTATTTGATAAAGATCTTAAACCTCTGTATATATTTTTCTTTGCTTCGTATTGAGCAAGTGTAAGGTATTTTGTATCAAATAAGTTACGCGCTCTTTTTTCTTCAGCGTCTAAACCTTTAGCTACATCATTTAAATTGTTTGATTGTATATTTAATCTTATTGTATGCTCAGATTCTAACCCTGCTAGGTAATCATTAGTATTAGTTTGAAATATAATTGCTTCTGTTTCTTTAGCCTTCATAGCTACATATGTGCTATCTACATAAGCTTGCCCTGTTTCTTCAATATACCGACTAAAGTATGTATCATCACCGCCAGCTTTAATCATATTGCCTACGTGACCACTAATGGCAATTTTATATTCGTCTGCACTTGTAGCATTTTTTGCGTAATAAGAGCCTTGAGCTTTTAACTCAGTGCTTACTGACTCTTCAAAACGTCTAGTTATTACATCTTGATAAGCTAATGAATAAATTGACCCAGTGTTTGCTGGTGCTTTAAATGCTACAGGTTGATTTGTTTCTGGATCAATAGCTGATATTTCACCGCTTGCTACGGACATGCCCTTCATAGCTCCAGCTTGCTTTGCTTCTAGTGCTGCCTTTTCAAATGCTCTTTTGCGAAATTCATCTGCTGATGAAGCCACTTGCTCCCATAACTCAGCTTCACCTGTATTTATTCTACGAACACCAACTGGCTTATTAAAGACTTGCGTTTGTTGTCTAATTACAGCCATTTACTGACCTCCTGTTCCAGCAGTTTTTTGATAGTCAGATATGCCTTGCGCCATAGTTCCAGCAGCTTGAAGTAATGATGCACGTTTAGCATTTCTGCCGCTACGACGTAATGCCATAGATTCTCTAGTTCTTGCGCTTGCTTCTCGTCTTCTTTGCTCAGCTAACCTACTAAGATCTGTAGCTGCAATTTCTTTTTGTTTTTCTAAAAATGCTTCAACAGATCTATCTGATCCTATGTCACGACCGCTAGCTGCAAACATTGCTACATTTGTTTTTGTTGCAATATCGTATTCATATCTGCGCGATGCAGCTTGTTGTAATGCTAACACTTCGCCCTGCTCACGTTCAGTTTCAGTGTTAAATGCATCCATTCTGGCTGCATCTTGCCTAGCAGCCCCAGCCTGTAAAGCTGCCATTGCTGATATACCAGCTCCAATTAATTGCCAACTCATGTAATTAACTCCGATATTAAACCATTAACTTGTAACGGCATGGGATTATCTTGCTCAATAGTAACTTGTGGATTTCTATTGTATCCCAATAGCCTAACCTCTTTATTGCCTGTAAATCCAGTAGTATTACTTACAACTCTATTGTTTATTTTTAATGAATCACAATCTTTAACATTTAGTACAACTGTACTTATACCGCGTATATCACCTGTAACTGGGCCATTTCCTGCTATAGTGTCTACTGGATTAGTAATAATTTTAGCTGTAAACTTTTTGCCAATATAGTAATGAACATAAGTATTGTGTCCTGTTACATCAATATTACCACCACTTACAGTAAATTGGCCCAAGTAAACGCTACCATTACTATTACTTCCTATTACATCTACTGTGCCAGATGAATACAAATTACTTACGTTTATAGTACCATTGCCATAACCGTAATGTAGATAATCATCTAAACCTATGTCATGTTTAAACTCAGACAACACATAGTTACCATCTGCGTTTACACTATATGCAAACAATCTAGCCCCAATAGCAGTTGTTGCTAAGAAACTGCCTTGCGTTGTAACATTAGTCCAAGCTGCACGTTTTTCTGACCTATTAGAACTAAACAAAGCCATATCTCCATTAGACATAACTAATGCTGCATAAGATTCTTGTGTTTCAAATCCAGAATGAACAACAGCTATATCTACTGGGTTATTAATAAGATGTGTGGCAACAGTAGATACTGCTGTAGATATATACGCATCTTCTGAATCAGAATATATGTATTCTCTTACTGCTCTACCGCCACGCTCAACAAATATAGTAGCCCCATCAATAGAAGTAGGCAAAACAAACTCACTACCAAATGGTGTTTGTTTTCTTATTTGTGCATTTGTTGGTGTTATTGCTTGGTTAAGATATGTTGGAACATATAGTTCATCTGACAATGTAAATATCTGCAAGTCACGATTAGATCTTAAATATCTTATTTCATTAACATCACCTGTAGCTGCAACTAAATTTATTGAGTCTGTATCATCAGCATTACCAACATCGAAGTTGAAGAAGCTACCGATCTTAGACATCCAAATTGTATCTGGCTCCGCTATAGTGCCAGCAAAACATAATCTATTTTCATGGAATGTAACTGCAGCAGGGTATCCTCGCACTGCAGAAAATGATTGTTCATCCCAATTACGTGTAGCTGCACCTGATGTTATGCTAACATAACCCCCTCCATCTTCTGAAGCGTTTGCGTTAGTTGCAGCTATAACTAAATATGTATTGTCATCTATTATTTCAATTATATTTCTAGTGCCATTAATATGACTAGCATTTAAACCACCAACGGCGACTGCATCTGAAATGTTAATGCTAGCAGCTTGATCCAAACCATGATTTATATGTGTAATTTCAACTCTATCGCTTCCAGATTTTGTTCTTAATGGATTCAACACAGACAATCTTTGTTTTAAAGTTTTGATAACTGTAGCATTCGCATTAACAGTGCTACTTACAGATGTAATTAAAAGCTCACATCCATTGTGACGCAAGGTTACGCCAATATGCGAACCATCCGTTTTAAAATAAGGCGCACTTACTCCAATAGTTGTTGTTGTGCCTGCAAAAGTATTATTAGACGTTAAAGTAACATTTGATGGATGAAATTTACTGTATGGTTGTCTTGTGTCTTTACCACTATAATCTGTATCAAAACTATAAACACTTAATTCAAAAGCTGTAAGCGATGTACGTGTAAGCATACGAGGGGCAAACAATGGGTGGCATATAAACATGACATCACCATACTGAGCTGTATTATATTGGTGTAAATAGTCTTCATCAAAAGGTAAAGCGTTGCTAGAAGTATCTAACGTAATTGTTGATACTAAACTTATTGTACCATCAGTTAATAATCTCCAACAGAAAATATAACCTTCACCTATTCCTATAATATACTCTTCATTGTCGTCAAAAATAAAAGGAGCTAAGTGTAATTTTTTATTTGCTTGTGCATTTTTATATATAAACTTTGTACCATGGCGTTTTTTTACTGCGCCTTCTGGCAAGACAATCATGTTTTCTAAGCTTTGAGCAGACGCAGCATAAATAGGACTATCAGTCCTCATTACAGTATTGTTACTAATTTCACCAAACTGAAAACTATTCTGTGGGATTCTAACCTTCTGCATTAACTACGCCTCTGAGCTATAAACCTTGAAGTTGACAGCTTTCGTGTAGTTTGCTGTTGCGAGTCAAGTCGTCTGGCTTTTATCATTTGCCTTTCGGCCTGTTGATCCATTAGACTTGCTAGAGAAGCATCACGAGCTATTGATACCGATAGCATTGCGGCAACTTGGAACTCAACAGCTAATGTAAAAAATGAAGGCCACCCAGATTCATCTGCTCTAAATATATAATCTGCAGATACAACTTCATTAGTAGACGTATCACAATAAATTTTGTCACCATATGTATCATATATAATTGGATCATCGTTTACTGTAACTGCGCTTAACATAAGTAAATCTGCTGGCATTTGATACGCTGCACTATATCTACTTGTGGGAGCAGCTGCTAATCTATTTAATAATTGTTGCTTTGTAGCAAATCTCCAGCGCGTATTAGTCAGCGCAGCTCTTGCTATATCTTCATACATTGCGTCAACTACATCAGCTTCAGCTGTGCCATCGCTGAAAGATGAAATAGGAGAACCGCCCATAAGGACGGAAGCGCGTGAACATACTTTTATTGGTGTATTTGCTGGCATTTCTTCAACCTATATATTGGAGTTAAAGGGGGCCGAAGCCCCCTAAAATATTAGTTGTTGTCAAGAACTTCGTAAACACCATTGTTGTCGATTACTACTGAACCCATTGACATCATTGATGTCGCTAGGTGTGCAACCTTCTGTGGTACATAGTTAAGCTCTGTTGCAACATCAGAGTTAATACCGATACCAACTGATGATGTATGGTATGCAAAGTTTTTACCACCAGCAACAGCAGACGTTGAGAAGATCTTAAATCCTAAGAACTCTTTCATTGTCATACCACCAGCAAATGGTAGGCTTTGTGGCCCAACATAGTCACTTGATGCGAACTCATTAATGTTAAACAAGTCAGTATATCCAGCTGGAGACATAGCAATATAACGCTGTCCGTCTTCTGGAATGTCAGCTGTACCCATTGTTTCAAACAATGTAAGTAAATCAGCTTTTGCTAATGCGCCACTTACGTCAGCGATTTGCGTTGAGTTTGCACCAGCATCCATTGCTGCTGTGATTAACTCATCTGTTTTACGGCCTAATGCAGCAGCAGCAGATTGAGCTACAACTTGACGCTCATTAATGTTGATCTTTAATTCGTCCAACTTATCAATGTATTCCGCTGCGTAGTAGTCAGCCATTGTGACTTCTACGTTAGTGTGCGCTAGTTCCATTGCTGTAACATCTCCGTTACGTGCTTTGGTTGACGCTGTGCCTGTTCCGATTTTCTGGAATCTTGCCACTGATGCAGATACATTTGTTGAACGTACTGTGTTGCGAAGCTTAGAACCCATGCGTTGGTACGCCATGTGGACTTCTGATTCGAACTGCTTAATAAAAGCTTGGTCGATAGTATTAGCCATTTTCTTTTCCTAAATATAAAGTTTCGGTTACTCGGGTATCCGTTCCTTCACATCGACAAGGGTATCCAAATGGGCCTTTCAGTGCATCACGGGCCGTGATGTTTCACTATAAGCACTTTTTTGTGGGGAAATGCAACGCACAAAATCAACATAATGCTTAGAATTAAATTGAGTTATACCTACTGCCTCAAAGCCTAACCAAGAAGCCCAATCTAACATAAACTGATGTTCGCCTAATATACGCATAGACATTTCGTCTTGCGTCCTATCAAAAAAATTCACTAACATACGTGATCCACGCGCCATAGAAGTAAAGTTTTCTTTAATATTCTTAGAAAACATAGCAAAAAACTGCGGTGTTTCTACACCTTCTTCATACCAAAGACCAGATATTGCGGTAAATATTTCACCATCTTTGCGTACCAAATAACAATCAGCATGATGCATCATCTCTTCTATGCACTCTCTGACGTTTGTGTAGCCAAGGAGATTTATCTCCCTGACATTTTCTGGAGCCAAGTTAGCAATTACTTCTTCAACATGACCATCGGTAAAAGGCGTAAGGTAAAAGTTACCACGCTTTATTATCTTAGCTTCCATAAAGTTTCTTAAAGCCAGCCTCTACTTGCCGAACAAATGCAGGGTCATTCTTGCTCCAGTAGCGAGGATCTTGCATCATTTCTTTTAAGCTGTCTTCTGAAAGTCCAGCTGCAGGAGCAGTGTCTCCAGTAAATGAACCATCTTTTAAAGCTTCTTGAATTGCTTCCATAGCTATAACGCCTTCATGGGTTTCCATCATACGCTCTATCGCTGGCATAGTTTCGTCGGGGAAAAACTTGGTAGCAAACATTGATGCTGACTCAATGCGTTGATCCGCGTTTTCCCCCAACTTTGCAGCTTCAGCGTCGAGGTCAGGAGCAGCTGCCTCCATCGTCTGAAGGTACATCTCAATACCTTTTTCAAATTTATCTTGACCAAACCCATTGTCAAATGATTGTTCAGCCCACCATTTTAATAGCTCGTTATCAACTGCAGCTTCATCATCTACAAAGTCTGGCAATGAATATTCGCCAGCAGATTCTGGTCGATCAGCATTTTTGCTTGAGTCAAACTCTTCTTTAAACTGTGCGCGAAGATCCTCTTCTTTAGTACCTAGCTTAGACTCTAGCTCTTTATAAGCTTTAGCTAAATCTTCACCGCTTTTGTATTTTTCTGGCAACCATTCTGGTCTAGCTGGAGCCGCATCTTCCGCAACTACAAAGTCACGCTCTGCTGTTTCAGCATGTGTAGATTGTTCTGATTCTGCTGGTATATCATTCATTTGTTTTTACTCCTATGTGCATGATTGATACGTGCCTCTATTAAAGCAACAATATAACGCTGCCCCTCAATATGTCTTAGCTCTTCTGCAGTTACGTTTGAGCCATGTACCATTTCAATAGTAATAGAACGCAAGTATTTTGATACTGCTTGCCCAGCAGGAGTGCTAAATACTTCAGCTACGTTTTGGCTTATCTCTAAATCCTGACTTGTTGCTCTTTGATAGCCATCAATTCCAATATTAACCTTGTTGCTCTTGCTCACTTATACCACCCTGCTGTTGCTGCGCTTGTTGTTGCGCCATTTGTTGCGCTAATGCAGCTATTTGTTTACGCTGTTCTTCATCACGAATCAAGCTTTCAGGCACACCAAACTTTTTAGCTAGGTGTATAGCTGTTTTTTCACCATCAATTAATAGCTGCAACATTTCTGGGCCGAACGTAGTACCAACCATTTCAAGGAAACGACCAACACTAGAAATATCTTGGTTAGATTGCGCTTGAGCTAGTGGAGAAACGGAACGTATCTTAACTTCACGCCCATTCACAGTAGGTACATCAATACGTCCTTGCTTTTTAAGTATGTAAATAACGCGCTGTAGTACAGGTTGTACTAATTCAGCTTGTAATCTACCAAAAGCTGCGCCCATACGCCTAGAAAGATCTGCCATACGCTCCGCTACTTCCGTAGCTGACGCTGGTGTCTTATCTGGATTGCCTAACATGTCGTTATATAGCGCACGCTTTATGTTTTGACGCATATCACCAAGCACTAATTGAGCTACATCAAAGTTTCCAGCTGCACGAATAGGCTGCAATCCGCTTGATCCCATAGCTTTTGGAATAATAGATCCTGGTACTAATTGTATTGTGTCTGGATTAATAACGCCGTCATCTTCCATTTGGTATATGCCAGAGATAGACATCTGTGCGTTCTCAAGTATCATTTCAATGGTAAGATTTGTAGTTTTTATAGCAGACAATGCGTTAATTAAAGGGCCGCGACCGTAAACTTCACCAGCACATTTAGACCAACGAAAACATATGAATGGATTAGAGCCGCTACCCTTCATTTGCTTGTAATTTAGTACAGTATTTGTAGTCATACAGAACGCATAGCTTAAATAAGCCTCTTCATTCTTAACATTATAGTCTCTGCATACAACTTCAAGTACAGTTGTTGTCTTATCTGACCCCATATAGTTAATAACTTTAGGATCAAGCGTACCATTTGGGTACATCATAGCTAGATGATCGTACTTTACGCCCTTCCTTTCACGAAAAACGTGGTCAATTCTATCATCAGGGCCAGTATCTAGCACTACATGCGGCAATGGAATGGCAGAAAAGTTAACAGGATTAAGGGCATCCCCTTCTTCTACGCACAGAACACCAGTACCAACAGCTAAATCCATAAAAGATTCATGGACTTCTTGGCTAAAGTTAGAATTTTGTAGTATTTCAAAGACGTATTCTGTTACCTCGTCAAGCTCGTTATCAACTGATTCGCGCTGATTTGGAGGAACTTCACTACCAGCCATGAGATCAGCCCACCTAGCAAAATTAGGTACAAGCCCAGATTGGAGGCGACTAGCAAACTCTTGAACACCAACCACTGCAGTCTCGTCAAATATGCGGTCATCGCGTCTTTGCCCAGCAGTTTCAGCGTAAAAACTTTCACGTTGAGGCAGCGCATACTCATAACACTCCTCGAACAACGGAACCCAGTTCTCTCGAAAGGACTTGGCTTTCTCATACTTCTGTATGTACTGCTTGGCTATTTTTTCCATTAACTAAACCGATCTAAAAATCCGCCACCACCAGCTTTAAACAATGATCGACGACCTTTGCCGCCGCGCATCCCTCTTCCTTCGGCACGCGACTCTACTGCTTCACCAATATCTTCACGTTTCTGTTCAGCCTTTGATTCAATTTCTGCACGCTTTGCGTCTTCTGCTGAAATACGATCTTCGGCTGCTGCTCTCGCTTCAGCATCTACATCTGCTTGACTTCTGCCACCACCACCACACATGTTATTCTCCTTAGTTGTTTTACATTGGTTGGCACAGAAAAGAAAAGTTTTCAATGCACAATTTAGAGCCTTGACCACAATCCTTTTCTACGCTGTGGTTTATTTCTGTTGTCAAATACGTTAAATGAAGCGTTTGCTACTGTTGGTGTAGCTGGTTTCTGGTTGTTTATTAAGGCTCTGCCCTCTCCAGCACCTAACATCTGGTACTGTAATGCATCATGTACGTGTGAAAACATATTTTTATCAGGCTTATCGGCGTATCTTTCGCCCGAAACCTCCATACGTCTGTACTGATACCCACCTTCAAAGCCTTTTATTAGCTGCTGACAGCGAGGATCTATAAGAAATGCTGGCTTTCCGTCTGCCATTTTGTGTAATTGAGACGCAACACTCTCTAATCTTAGGTCAACAGAGTTAGAAGGGGCAGGGAAAGCACGCAATCCAGCACCACGTAGTATGTGGAATGGGGTAGATTCATCAGTTTGAGCGCGGAAATCACCAGCAGGGTCGCCATATATAAATACTTCAGAGCATGTAGAGAATCTAGTCGCTATCTCTTGTCGCAAAACCTCTGCAAATCTAACGATACCCATGTCAAATGCAACAATCTCTTGCTGTATTAGCCACCTTCCGCGTACCTTTTGCCCCATGGTAGCTGCAGGAGTAAGCCCAAAATCTATACCAATGTATAGGGGTGAGCCAGCAGCTATAGGTATTTCTTCTTTTGCTACATGCACATCGCTAGCAAACATCTGATAGATAGGCTTACCTTCTTGGATTGAACCTAATTTGTTCATAACATACACGTCAATCCAGCTTTTTGTCTTACCGCGTATAAGATTTGAGTAGTAATCCTCACGCATATACTCCCTATTTTCCGCAACATCGTTAGGCACATAGTCATCTATCTCGCCACTCTCGTCATGCTTTTCTATCATGCCGCTGGGCTGGGTATAAAACGACCAGTTGTCGGGTTTCACCAACATTTTAGCCTGTTCTCTAGGAATATGGTCGGGTACTGGCACTTCGCCAGACATAATAGGCCACCAATGATCCTCTTCTGGTGCGTTAGTATCACAGATAACGCCTGTCCAACTAGCTCCGCCATCCCGCATAGAAGGAAAACGACCTACACGCATGGTACATGCATCAATAATTGACTTAGGAATCTCTCTAGCCTCGTTAACCCATACACCTGTCAGCTCTAAAGACAGCAATTTCTTAACATCTTCAGGTCTATCAAGTGCTAAGAAGAGGACTTCAAGCTCAAGATCGCCTTTTTTTATCATATGTGTATAGGGAACAGACCAAGTAAACCTACCCCATGTGTCCTCTGGGAACCAATCAAGCCAAGTTTTTATAGTTGTAGTCTTTAACTGTGGGTTTGTATTACGAATTATTGCCCATCTACTGCGGCGCATACCTTGCTTATTAGGTTTCTGCGCTAGTGCGCGTCTAAAAATTTCTACGCAACAAGACACTGACTTGCCAGATCCAACAGGGCCACGTATCCCACGAAAGAACGTGTCGTCTTTCATAAATGCTTTAACAACTTCGCCATCTGGCCTGTATTTAAAATCTATCACTTATCTAATATCTTATTATCTATGCCAACTTTAATCATTCTAGCTGCAATCTCTGGGCCAATAGCCTCGATTATCTTATCAGCTTCGAAATCTGTCTGAAAATGCTTGGGATGATGCTTCATATGTACGATCCGCACCACCCTACGCAATGTATCGCGCTCTTTGGGCTGCAATGTATTTAAAAAATTCAAGACTAGTCTTCCTTTTTAAACGGTGTCGCTCTAGTTTTGCGCGGTGCTTTAGGAACTGCTGCTTCTTTTACCTCTAGCAGAGGCTTAGAATCGCGAGTACGCGTCTTTCCAGAGTAAGTATTGCCAGCTAATTCGTGTGTGTCGCCTGTATATGCGTCACCATTTTTAAATGTCCAAGCCATTATTTATCCTTTTTCAATAGAGTTTTCTTCTTAGGGAAACCAGCTTTCATATTCTTATAAGCCTTGTCACTAACTGTAGAATCCTTTTTAGATCTACTTGTTCCCTTTTTCTTACGTGCGTTTATGTTTGCATATAATCCTTTAGCCATTTTTCTTATTCCTTTTACTAATTGCTGCAGCTTTAGACTTAGCATCAGCTGAACTTGAAGCCCCCCAAGCCCTTAAAGATAATAATTTTCTAGTAGGTCTCCCCTTAGAATCTCTGTCAGGCCCCTTATTGCCAGCCATTCGTGCTAAGAAAGAAGCTCTCCTTGGATTATCCCCAGACTTAACAGGAGCTTTAAGCGTACCACCCTTATAAGAAGCGCGCCCTTTAGCATTAAGACCACCCTTGGGATTCTTCCCTGCCTTACGTGTCCACGCTGGAGTCTTACTCATTTCATATACGGCATTAACAATGACCTAGCTGCACTTTCAGCTGGCTTCTTAACGTCCTTCATTCTTTCTGAAGAGGATTTGCGCTCAACCTTATCACCCAATGCTAGGGAAGGTAAGTCACCATAGTCTTTCTTATTCTTTTTATAGATCTCTTCGGTCATCTTAGACACCGATCCGCCACCACCACACATCATTCAATCTCCTTTGTATATCCACTACTCTTTAACGCCTTCTTAGCAGTCTCGTTATCCGTACTGTTGTCAAACGTCTCTGGAACCTTATCACCAAATCTACTCATTTACAAAACCCTTTTTATTAACAATATTTTTTCAAGCTTTTTTTAACAATCATGTGAGTGAGGGAGGTAACATAACATAGTGCCCGAGAGTTTTGACCCCCCACCCCCTTATCCCAAGTCTATTGACACCTTGATGTCCCCCGCCAACTGCACCTGAGATCTATCTATCGGCTTAAACCCTGCCCTGTCTAGTAAATCCTTGCTGGCTTCCAACTGAACGTACTCACTCTTAGCCTTCTTCGCTAGCCCTGCCAACTGGTGCACTGCCGCAGGAGCATGACGGCTGAACTCCTTTGCCACCACTTCCATCATATACTGTTGCACATGGGCTAGCTTCATGCTCTTCTGTGCAGTTACTCTTCCGCTGTCGCCTTGCGCATACCCAGCTTCTTGGCTGGCTTGCGTAAGGTTCCCACCATTTGCTACATACGCTTCAACCAATGCTGTCTGCTTACGTGTTAGCTTTCTTTGTGTTATGTTGTTCATAATATCTCCAACTGTAGCCCCCCTCTCCCTCTCTCCCCCCATGTTTAGCACGTCTATTATACCCTGTGTCAACGCACAAAACAGTTGTTGGGCGATTAACAGGCTATCGTGAACAGAGCCTAAAGTCTCTGCCCTTACGGGCTTCTATCCTGATCGCGGTGCTTATCTCTTCTTCTGCGCTGAACACTAGCCGTTCACTCTCTTCTATGAGGATGCTTAAACTATGTTCGTCGGTGACCAACATTACATGGCAACTTGACTTCATCAAGTTGGCTACATTCCATGTCGATCAACGAGAACAGAGTTTCAGTAGCATCCCCATTCAGAGAGCGAATGTATTAACATACACACACATGAACCCCCGTGCGGATTCTGCCTCGCTTCGCAACATAAAATACAGTCCGTCAACCCCACATGCTCATTCACAAGTGTTCATTTGCGCGTGAGGGGTAATGGGATTATCAATTTTTCCTTTAGAAAAATGGTCGCTATGCTTAATCCCAATGACTGACAGTATTTTCCGTGCATATGTATTGGCATATCCACAAGGTGGTCTTGTGTGAGTATTAATATAAGAGGAAAGACAATGTATACAGTAAATAGATTACCATACACAGATGGCATAGCAGAGATAGAGTTAGAAGAAATAGGTAGATATAAATCATACACAATAGCTCATACTATAGCCGAATCTCTTGAGAATCAGAACGAGCTAGATCATTTCTTCGTAATAAAAGAACAAGAGATAGAAATAATATAAAGATATAAGAAGTACGCCTGCCCCGATGACTACTAATAGTCAAGGGTTCCCTTTGGCTAGCGCCCTTGACTATCATTAGTCTTCGGTGCTGGCCAGACATATAATAAACAATAATATATAGAGGATATATACAATGACAAATCTAATCACAACAATGACAGAAACATATGTGAATAACACAGAACTATTCAACAACAGACCAACGCTATCCGACAAGGATGGTTGGTACAACGCAGATAGCATGACCTTTTTGCGTAAGATGAAGCTGCAACAAGAGATACGCTTCTTGGAATATTGGATACCAAGACAAGAACGTAGGCTCGACCAGCAAAAAGGTTGGGTATCACATTGGGCAAGACGCCGCAATGGTGACGAGATCTCAGAGAATAACTACCAAGCATCATTGGCTCAAGCCAAGGCTGACCAATACAACGTAGAGTTTCTTCAAGGTCAGCTAGATGATGCGCAACTTGCGTATCAAGCAGAGAACGAGGAGGTATATACAACTGTTACTAACTCTAACGTTGCACCAGATGGCGCACCGACAGAGATAGACTCAGAGACAGCGCAAGATCTAGCCTCGCTAGGTATTACGCTTTGATAAAAGATATAATCTTAGGCATGGTCATGGGTATAACCCTTGGCCTTGCCTTATTTATTGGTGTGTACTTTTGAGGACACGCCAAGGAACTGTTTGCACTGCGCGTATGCTAGTGCTAACATGCTGAATAGAAATGGAAAACAAAATGAGGAATCAAATGAAAAAAGAAATGATGTTTAACACGCCTGATTATGAGGCGTTAGATTATTTATTTAACACTGTATACAAACAGATAGTTGCATCAGGTATGTTATCTGACAAGTACATAGAAGATAATGACTGTGAGCTAGCTAAAGAAATTAAAGAAAGCAATCCGTTCTCAATCATATCGCTGATGCAAATCAAAAACTTTATTGTAGAAAACATACCAACAGATGGATGTGATGACTGTGCTTACCTATCAATGGACACTGATGCTGTAGTCAACGTGTGTCCAGAGTGTGCAGAAGAGAGGAGTTAACATGAAACACACACAACTAATTAGATTCATGCGTGAACAAACAGATGCGTATCCATACAAAGTAATCAAACTGACTATGGATACATGCACTAAAGATGTAGCAAACATGATTGATCATAACTTAGCGCAAGAAATATTGCATCAAGATGGTGAGCGTAGCTTGTATCATGCGTACCAACGTGAAGCGTTTATGAATAAAGTAGCGGAGCAATTCTTAGATTTGTATCCCAATGAAACAATAGAGGAGTATTACCCATGACTGAGGTAGATGTATACGAGTGCTTCCATCGTACATGGTGGAAGAAGAACAGCGATTGGCCTAATGGTTTAGAACCACACGCTGGTCGTAAGAATTTTTACTTCAAGAATAAATTCGGAAGTGAAACGCATGCCTTCTTGTCAGAGCAAGAGGCAATAGATTTCTGCACAGATTGGAACGACACGCATGATGCTGGCGTTCTTAGTCGCAAAGCAGAGTACCAAGATAGAGCAACAGGGAGATAACAATGCAACTATCAATACACACTATAGTAAAAGTCGAGCAACAGCTACGCAATTACAAAACCTTTGACGTAATACAGCTACGATGCACCGATACGGAAGGTAGAGATAATATTATATCTATCCATATTGATAAAGATAAACCGTTAGCTTGGGAGGCAGTACAAGATGTCGATTGTACCAATTAAAACACCGCCGATGACTCGGCAGCACTACGAATTTATAGCAGATCTGATGGGGCCAATGGTTGCTTGGCCCTCTCACCTAGTTGACATCGCTGATGCATTAGAGAAATCTAATCCTAAGTTTGCACGCAAAAGATTTCTTGATCGTGCGACCAAAGCATGGGAGGATAATCATGGCAAAGGAGAACTCGATGACGAGATCAGATTCTAAAATTGAAGCAGCATTTAATGACTGCCCTGAGTGTGATGGTACTGGTATAGTAACATATACCAGCCTCAACAATGACATACCACTAACAGAATGTAATAACTGCGGCGGTAATGGGTACGTTGAGATGGATGAACTTGACTGGCTTGATTGATTGCTGCATAACCGCAGCATGATACAAAGTTATTGGCATACCATACAAGAAAAACATAAGGGATTTAATATCCCTTTGCATAAGATCTTTATCAAGGCTGGTCTACCTACGTCCACGTACTACCGAACACTCAATGGCAGCACTGAACTTAGGTATGACACAGCTAAAAAGATAATAAGAGTAATGGAATTAATGGAAGGCGCGTACCCTACAAGCAGGGATAAGCGTAAACTAAATGCAAAAGTTTCCAAACTATAAGCGTGATACATATGTCACTACATCTTATGATGAAATGATTACAAGCCTGATTGATAGACGCAATCAATTAGGTATATCACAAGAAGGTCTTGCATTTACTATAGGTTGTACGCCATCATTGATTCACAAGTGGGAGCAATACAAGCGGGTTCCCTCTGGTTTCATGTTCGCTTGTTGGGTAGAAGCACTTGGCTGTCAGATCGAAATCAGCACGAAAGATATTGAATCAAGTAACATATCCTTGTGATGCTTGCGATCAACGCACTGAATTCTTTGTGCAAATTATGGCAACAACTAATCCAGCCACGTACCATACCATATGTATGACCTGTTACGAGGAGGAAACATGGCAAACAAAAATAAGTCTAAAGGAATCTACCATGAGAAAAGATTCTGTGAGTGGCTCGACCAAATCGGTATCGAAAACTACAGAGTCCCCCTCTCAGGTGCGCTCGGAGGTGAGTGGAGTGGTGACATCCACATCACATTGGGCGGACGAAAGCTGGTAGCTGAAGTAAAGTACCGAGACAAATCTAATTTCCCTAGTCCATTCACTGTGCTGGATGGCAGGGACATAGCCTTCTATAAAAGAAAGACAGGCAAACCTCAGTCCCTGGTCATTATGCCAGCGGAATTATTTGAACACTTACTAGGAGATACAAATGGAAAATCAAACGGCGATGATTAAAGCACACCTTGATAAAGGCAATTCAATCACAGCACTAGAAGCATTAGACTTATTCAAATGCTTTAGGCTAGCATCAAGGATGCATGAACTAAAAGAAAGTGGCTATCCTTTTATGAAAGAAATGGTTAGTGTAGACAGCGGCAAGTCTGTTGCTTGCTACACAAAAGTAAACCTCTAGTATAACGGCGACTATACTAGAGGCTTATCAGGTAAGAGGACATTAAGAAATGGAAAGACCTAATGTACGCGGACATATTACTACGAGATGTAATTGATTGGCAAGTAAACAATCCTAATGCAAAATATATTTTGATTGTGCTAGCTAGATATACAGATTTAAATGGCGAGTGCTTCCCAAGCATACCAACTTTAGTCAAGACAACTGGCTTGAGTAGAAGCACAGTCATACGTGCTATCAACTGGTGCATAGATAACGATTACTTAACAAGAAGATCTGGACGTACTGGTGTAGCCAGTGTGTATAGATTCAAACATTTAATGGAGGATGATATGAAAGATACCCGTGTCACACAGACACCCCAAGTTATATCTAATGTAATAGATATTAATAGTAATAGTAATACTACTTGGGGTGTCACACAGACACTCCCCTTCGATGCCTTCTGGTCAGCATACCCTCGCAAGATAGCAAAGGGTCATGCTCGCAAGGCATTTGATAAGGCATGTAAGATTGCAGATCCTATTGCAATTCTTACTGCCGTTAAAAAATTTGCTGATGCCACTCAAGGCACAGACAAACAGTTCATCCCTCACCCTACGACATGGCTCAACGGCGAGCGATGGGAGGATGACATCGAGGACGTTGCGCCAAGCAACAGAACCAACACAGATTTTTTAGACGACATCATCAATGACATGTCACAAAAAAAATTAGCCATAGATAAGGAGTAACATATGGATTACAACCAACGCACATCAATGATAGGTAGCTGGCTACAGGGTATCTTAAAACGCTACTCACCACCATCTAGCATGGATCGTGACACACTCGGTCAAGAGCTGCAGCTTATTGTCGAGGACATCAACAATAATATACCATCAAACTTTGAGAAGATAGACCTAGAGGTCGTGCTAAAAAAGACCGATGGTCACGTCCGACAGTATCAAGCTTCTCGTACGTGGCCAACAATCAAGACGTTTGTCATGTCGACGAAGACAGCTGTCGAAGAATACTCTCGCAATACAGAGAGCTTGAAGGTAACATCACAGAGCAAGTTCGACACAGCAATACTCATGGTCAAGCGAATCAAATCTGGCGGCGCAATACCAGATTGGATACTCAGCCCTGACTCTATCTATCGACAACGACTGCTGCTTGACACAGATCTTGTCGAGTCTGACTTCAATAAATATCTTGATCCTACTGCACCAATGCAGTAGACAAGTACATATAAGAGGAGAATAAAAATGGAACGCAAAGGTTTTATAGGTGGCAGTGATGCTGTCAAAATAATGAACGGCAACTGGTACGAGCTATGGCAAATCAAACGTGGCATCATTGAGCCAGAGGATTTGTCACATAAAGTAGCAGTACAGATGGGCATACAAACAGAGGACATGAACCTCGGTTGGTTTGAGAAAGAGTACAGCAAAAAAATATTAGAGAAGCAAGACAAGTACACGCGCACATACAATGGCGTGCCGTATGTAGGTACACTTGATGGTGTGCTTGAGGATACCAACGACATCGTTGAAGCCAAGCATACCTTCGCACACAATACACTCGATAAGGTATGTGACTACTATATGGCACAGGTACAACTATACTTATGGCTATCTAATATGGATGGTGCATACATGTCAGTATTCTTTGGCAACAACAGATGGGAATGTGCTTACATTAACAAGCATGACTCATACATAGGTGTAGTGCTTGATGCTTGCACAGATTTCTGGGCGCACGTCGAGAGTGGCGATGAACCCATTGGTCACGACCAACCAATAGCATCACCTATTAATCAGATACCTATAGACGATATGATTAAACGTGACGCAAGTGCAGACAATCACTTCACATATTTAGCACAAGAATACATAGAGTTTGAACCTGCAGCTAAGTCATTTGAGTCGGCGAAGAAAGATCTCAAGGCTATAGTTGCCGACAATGAACGTGAGGTATACTCAGAATTATTAACCATACGCCGTGATAAACGTGGCGCATTACGCATCAGCAAGAGGAGCAAGTAATGGACAATCTAAATTTATGGAACAAGCTAGCCAAGTCAGACCCCAAGTATCTGAAGAAGGTTAGCTTCGGATCACGTAGCTTCACAGCTATTGATCCACAGTATCAAGTACGCATGATGACAGAGCAGTTCGGGCCAGTCGGTGAAGGCTGGGGCTGGAATAGCACAACAGAAATAGTGCAACTTAGCAATGGTGACGCTAGTATATTAGCACATGTATCTGTTTGGCATCACTCAAAAGAATATATGTACGGCCCATTTACTGGGTGTCGTAAGTTCTTCGATGCAACCAAAGGCAGACTAGCCGAGGATGCACCTAAGATGGCTGTCACTGATGGCCTAACCAAAGCCTTATCACATCTCGGATGTAACGCTGACGTGTTCCTTGGCGAGATGGATGGCAACAAATATGCAGCTGACACTGGTATTAAATCAGCTGGTAGTAGTTGGTAATGCCTAGAGTTGGTATAAAAATATCCTTAATGGATGCAAGGTGTTTGTTGTTAGCTATGGGTGTAACGTACCCAACAGATAAAGAAAGGGAGAAGACACAACAAAAAACTATAGACGAACTTGTGCGCAAAATTTCTGCTGCGCACAAGACATTAGAAAAATACAATTTATAAAGGAGCCAGAAGCATGGCATATGATAACACGAATACAGGCGCAGCATTTAAACCTTTCGATACCATGAAGATGATATTGCAAGGCAAGATAAACCTAGAGGGTAACGATCGTAAGGTCGTACTCGTAGCAGATACAACCAAGAGTGGCATGAAGATCATTGAGGTTTATCAAAAGGTTGGCGTGTTGTTTGAGAACGACAAGCGTGGCAACGACAACGCACCAGATTATTCTGGGCCAATGGAAGACTACGCTGCACAAACACAGATGCAGATAGCTGGCTGGAAGAAACAGAAAGAAGATAACAACTATCTTTCTATGCAGATCAGCCAGAAGCATGGCGGTCAGCAACAAGCGCAGCAAGTTAGCACCGCACACCTTGACATTAGCGATGATGCTATACCGTTTTAATAATAAGGGGCGGGCTTCGGTTCGCCCTAACACAAGGAAGAGTTATGACTGTACCAATAACAGAAGAGTTGATTCATAGAATAAAATTCTATGCAGATAATGGAATGACTAAGGCACAAGCCAACAGACTTTATGGCATACCGCGCCATGCAATTAGAATAGCTGTTGAAAAATACAAAGTAAAATTCACAACAGGTTATACAACAGGGGCGCAACGCGCATTTAAAAATAGAACAGACCAAGAGTTTGAACAGAAGGAACTTATCTATAAGTCTACAGTACAGCGCAATAGATATGACCAATACAAATCTATATTAAAGGAAGCAAAGACTGCAAAGGAACGTAAGGAAATAACATACGGCTTTGTTATACATGAGTTTGAATTAACACAGGCTGCAAAAAATAAACGACCACCCTTACCAGGATTTAGTGCTAAATTTTCTAGCCATCCAAGGATAGCAGACATGCTTCGTGCGGAGCATTAAGCTCCGCTAGAAATCTATATACCTATGCACCAACATGTGCAATCCAAGAATGTATCTTCTTAGTCTGCTGCATACGATCATCAAGGCCATGCGTCCCACCATTAACACGCTTGGTTATGCTGGTAATAACTGTATCATTGATACCATCATCAGCCATTTCAAACAAACCATTTGATTCAAAGAACCATAGTGCAGATTCAAATGCATACTCAGTTGCAACAAGATCAGGGTCAGTCATAATATCAGGCAGTCCCATGTCACTAGCAAAGGATCTATAGTTTGCCTTGCCTGTTAACTGGATGAAGCCGCGGCCCACCCAAAGCGCCCCCTCATTTTCTCCATTGCCCATGCGATTAGAGTACACCTTGTTAGCTAGTGCCTCTGGATTACGAGCGTAAGGTACAGTTGATTCCAAAGTTGGGAATCTTGTAGGCCACACACGCATCATAGACTCACCAGAATAGTTAAGGTTCTCTCTCGTTAAACGAAACATACCTGACTCATGTGCTGCCTGACCTAACAGATGTGCGCCGCGCTTGCGATTCAAACCATAGTGCTTAACAATAGATCTCGCTGTGTTCGGGCCAAAGTTCCCATCAGCTACTACACCGATACGATCTTGAAGTATCTTCATTGCTTCACTCATTATTTCTCTACCTTCTTAATTTTTTCTACAGATCTCAGACCACCTAGACCAAGCATCCCCATCATAACAGTCATAAGACTACCCATATCAAACTCTGGTAGCTCTGGTATGTCAACACCAGCGGCACTTACACCGAATACAATCAATGGCTGTAATACAAAGTGATAAGCAAAAGCCACACCACATACCCAACCTATGAAGGGACGCCATCCACCCTTGAATAAAGAACCTGATGCTGCTTCAGCTTTGTTTATTTCCAGCTGTCCCATCAATGCTTGTTGCGCATGGTTGTCTGACATCGTTGCTATCTCATGTGCAAGCTTTGCCTTCTGATCTTTGTCTTCAATTACTTTATCTAACAGGCCAGTAACAGGCCCTATTAAATTACCTACTAGATTCATCATTGCTTCTGCCTTTCGCTAATGCTGTTGCACCAAAGAACGCCGCTACTATCCCAGCTACGGATACAAAATATACACTAGCCATGCTACCTAGTATGTTAGCTGCTTGATCTAAGCTTAATACATTTGCTAGCACCACCGCTAAGGGGTACAGGAGCATCCCTGACAGGGCGAACCATGTCATCCTGCGTTGTGCGTCACGCTGTGCGTCTTCATCCTCTAGCCTACGCTTACGATCCTCGTACTCAAGCGCATCCCACTCTGCCTTATCTATGCTGCCATCACCATTGACATCAAATTTTTTAAACTCATCCATAGTTATCTCCTAATCAGACAGAGGATTATCCAATGCCCTCTGCAATTTACCCATCAACTTACTCTCAAGATCTTTCATCTCAGCATCTTGATTTGATCGCAATCGTTCACGTTGCGATTCGAATCTAAGATCTGCTGCATCAATCATAGTGCGTACTTTATCTTCTGACTTACGCACCATCGTTTCAATTCTATCTGTCTGCTGCTCTACTCTAAGCAGATCATCACGCAATCCATTTTTAATATCACGAGTGTACTCAACTGACTGCTGCACCTTGGCATCCATCACATCCATCTGCTGCTGGTACTCACCAAGATCTAAACCAGCTACCTCTTCTATCTTCTGATACATAACAAACCCACCATACAAGCCAGCAACCACAGTAGATACAAAGGTAATGATAGCAAGCACAGATGCAAAAGACATCTTAACACCACCAGCTTTGATCTGCTTGTCGGCAAGGCTATCAAATTCTGTAAGATCTACCATCAGTTTTCAAAGTCCATGCTATCACTAGATAAATTCTTTAGTGCTTCCAGTTCATCACGCAGCTTTTGTATCTCCAACCTACGTTGAGCCAGCTCCACTTGGTATAGGTCATCACAATTAATACGAGACTTAGGTTTGTCTAGCGGTATAACTATACGAGCATAGACACCTATGTCTTTACCTACACTCATTGTGTTTAATCCAGACAACACACCTGTAATCCCATACTCAAGGTTAACTCCACCACCTACCGCATTACTGCAGCGCAAATTATTTGCAGAGAAACTATCTGATTGATAGTTTAAAGGTGGGCTAGGCAATGACAAAGCAAGTGAGCTACTCTCAGCAAGGGCAGAGCTAGATAGAATACACAAGAGCGCAGCTAATCTCATGCTGGCATACCATCAAGCCGCGAGCAAATCCTAGACGACACTAGTGTTTTTGATTCGAGCTGCTTCTTAACCTTAGATGTTGTGCATACATATGTGGCCTCATCCATGTCTGACTTGCGAATGTATACGCTAAAGTTCTTACGTGTCTTATACCCTACCTTAATTATTCGGTACGTTGCAGAGAAGGGGATGCTATCCCAGTTCAAATCAAACAAACCGATCTCGTAATACTTGATCTCTTCCCTTGAGTTAAACAAAGACAAGTCAACCTTGACCACACCAGTAACGTGAGATGGTTTAACTATAGGATAAGCTGGTGTCATCTCATGTGCATGGGTTGAAAATGCCCATACCAAAAAAAATATTATCAGCTTATTTTGCAATACAACTAGCCTGTACCACTGCGGTATAGACTCCTCCAACAAAAGGTTTTGATGCTGCATAGGTGGCACTACTTGCTGTGCTAAACCAAGTAGATCCTGCAACAGTAAGATCAAAAACTGTGGTGTTATCATATACAATCTTAGCTGCATCATACCCTGACATACCAGCGTCACTTGTTTGAGTTACGCTAGTGCTGCCTGTCCATGCGACTGTATCAGTAAGTGCTGGGGAAGAGCTGAATGATGTTGGATGTGTAATGTTTGCGGTGTAATAGTTAGCAAGAGCTACATCAAATCTAATTACAGGAAGCACACCTCCATCAGCAGGGGTAGTGCTTAATGTACTAGCTGTTGGATTGCCATACACACCATTCTTAGTTGTTTGTATTACACACTTAGCTTCCACGTTACCTGTTATATCTACGTCAGCGTGAGCTGGTAATGCACAGAGTGAAAGTATTACTAGAAAATATTTCATGTTAAACCTCATTTGTTGTACTGCATATCGACCATCTGTTCGTGCAGTATTTGTTGTGCTAAGTTATTACGCAAAGCTTTTTTGTTGTCTGATATTTGTGAGTCAGCAAGTCCAGCTACGTCAGCGTACACGCCACCATTGATAGATGCATTATAGTACATAGCTAGATTCGTTTGTTGGTTTATCGCCATGATAATATCATCTTGTCCTTGCATTTTAAAGAGAGTCAACGCATTGGCAGATGCAGTCAAACCCATTTCAATTCGCGTGTCTTCCTCTTCTTCTTCATCTACTATAAGATTACCATCTTCATCATACTGAAATTCTGTATCTGTATCTATAGCAGCAAGAGCATCTTCATCTTCCATTACATTATACACATCTACATCTGGTATATCTGGCACAGGCTTTATGTACCCAGCGCAAGATGGATCTAATTGTGGGTCATAGCATACGTCTATCCTGTAGTTGTATATAACAACTGCATCAGTAACGCTGCCTTCACCTTCTACCTCAATAGATCCAGCACCCCAGTTAGCCGATGGTATATTAGCCAGAGAAAAAGACTTGACGATTGTGTTGCTTGGTACGCCTGACCAATCATCTGTCTCTCTAAATATATAGCCATCACCAGTAGCGTTGCGGTTGCCAACGTGTACCTTCATAGCGTCATCTGTATTCTTAACTGTGGTATACCTGTAGAGTAATCCGTTTATATCTAAGCCAACAGCATCAGGCAAAACACCAGCCATGCCCCAGCTTAAAGAGCTGGACGCTGCATTGCCTGTAGCCCCATAAGTATATGGGTCAGAGTAATAACAAGAAGGCCAGAGTGCTAATAATAACACCAAGCCCAATCTTAGTTTCGCTGTTCTCATTGAACATCCTCTTGATTACATCATTCTGATCTCGCTCAATCTCTTGCTTAACCGATTCCATTTCCCATGCTAGCCTAGCCTTATCTCCTACCAACCCATCCTTGGGGCAAGGAGTACCAGCATTAAGCATAGCATCAAACACTCTTTGGTCTTGGCACATTACTGATACGGCTGCCACTTTCATCCCCATATCGTACATGGTTTTGGCGTTCTTTAATTTTTCACAGTTCATATCACGCACAGTACGACCAGCAGAGATACCAAGTATCTGTGTTTGTACCGCACCAGCTACACCAACAGTACATAAGTCACTGTTACTTGCGCTAATCTGTGGAGAAATCGCAGAGGGTGGTGGACTATTGATAGTTGTGTCCATCTTTCCATCCGATATTACTGTACTCTCTGACTTGATTGTATCATCAGCAGCTAATGCGCTGCCGATTAAAGTAAAGAATCCAATTAATATTAATCGTAACATGTTACATCTTCATTAGTACCGCAACGAGTAGGGTTAATATTGCCCCTGTTGCTGCAATCATAATGCTTTCCATACGTTTAACACGACCAAATAGATCTTTAAATTGTATCTTAACTTCTGTTTTGATTGCAACCACTTGCTTTTCTAGCTCATCAAGTCTGTCATGCGCAGAAGATATAGTTCTTTTATTCATTTGATCGTCCTATTATTTATACTGCTGTTGAACCACTCATGTCAGCTTGCGCCATCACCCAAGTATAACACTTAGATAAGAAGTCATCACCAGCAGTAGCTTCGATAGTAGCTAGAGGTGCATTGTAACGACGGAAGTCCACAGGGTGTGTATCATCTGTTGGTGTTGCTGTAGCAAATCCAGAGCAGTCGATCATTACTGTGAAGCTATCACCCAGCTCTCTTGAGATTGATGCAGTTACTATTCTGAAGTATGCACCAGAAAATGCTGTGCCATACTGGCTTGTAGTTAAGTCTAATTGTATTGCCATGTTAATGACTCCTTTAAGTTACGGCTTTGTAGGCCAAGTTATTGTGCTAGGGAAACCAGACTGAGCTGGTAGGTTAAGCAAGTCAGTCCGATACTGTGTCCATTCTGCTTGTTTATCTTCTGTTAGTTCAGCCCACCGAAGAGGGTTAGTTACTATAGGGTCTACTTCTTCCAGTAGTTTTTGGTTTCTTTGCTCCCTAATTATAAAAGGTAACATATCAATTGGTGCTTGATTATGTGCTTCTATCTCTTGCGAAGTCATATCAACAATAGCATTGTTTACTAATTTTTTCATGTTATGCGTCCTTTAGGCCATAGAGTGAGAATTTACCTGAAGCTAAAGTTGAGGAGTTAGGTTTAACTAACATATATGTCATGTTGTTACTGGTGTTAGGGGCAACAGCAGTTATTCTAGGTATACCTATTTGACTGCCTGCCGTAGAAAAGAACCCTCGTAAATCAATTATACTATTAGTACGCCCTCCAATCATGCCACTAAGTCCAAAAGTTGTAGCTGATGTAGGGCTAAATCCTATATTCATAGATAAATTGGTGTCGGTTTGGGTAACTGTGCTTATAGAACTCGAATATTCTTTACCTCTTTGATACCTGATAGACATTCTGTTAGTAGCTATTGAGCCACTGTTATATGCACCATCGTAGAAAACAAATTGCAGAGAATAATCCCCAGGATTAGAGCTAGTGTAAGTACACCCATGTGCAACGATATAATAACTACCATAGTCTGAACTACTTAAATCAAATTCAACCTGTGCTACAGCACTTGTAATTGTTTGTGTGCTAATATGCACATAGTCAGATGAACCACCAGCCGCCGCCCAAGAAACAGCTCCAGAGCCATCTGTAGTAAGCACTTCATTAGCACTTCCGTCTACTTTAGGTAGAGTGTAGGTTTCACTAATTCTAACGTCTTGAGTTGTACCACCAATACTAACTTGGTTTATAGCCGTGGACTGTACGTCATACCCAAAAGCGGCAGAGTTGTTATGAGAAACATTATTGTATTGACCGAAGGCTATAGCATTAGTAGCAGATGCCCTTGTGTCTCTAGTAATAGCTACTGAATTTGAACCTGTTGCACCTATTCCATTATTATCAACAGCTATCCCGATACTATTTGCACCACTAGCTAAACTATATCCGAGTGCAACTGATCTTGTTCCAGATGCGGTTGCTCGCCAGCCTAAAGCTAAACTGCCGTAAGCTGAAGTAGTTGCTTCTTGGCCTATCGCAAAAGAGTTAGTCCCTGAAGCGGAAGGCTTAGTCGAAGTTCCGTCATAGCTTTCATCAAACAAGTCTGGTGAACCACCACCGCCACCTCCAATAGCTGTGCCATCTAAGAGTAAATCTGTTCCGTCGGAGCTAAGTGTAATAGCACTACCACTGCCTGTGTTGTCTAAATTAACTGAACCCATTAGTAAATTACCTCCGTTGTATTAACCGTTGCTACCCATCTAATGTTATGGGATGCTTCTCCAGTTACCGTTATTGCTACAGCACCATTAGTAGTGTCTGCCGAAAGAGCTATGCTCCAATTAGTTGCACCTGTACTCTCACTGATTTTGTTAATGTTGTAAGTGCCAAGGGCTGTTGTAGAAGCACTAGCCGCCCTTACTGCTCCACCTTTGATTTCCCATACAGCAAAGTCGTTTGTTGCACTTGCGGCTTCACGAGCAATCACTGTTCCTGTAAATCCATAACAAGAGTTGTTTGGTAGGACTATTTGGTTTGTAGTTCCCGCCGTGGTGAGGGTGGTAGTAAGGGCTTCTGATGTAGCATCTGTAGTGTCTGAACGTAGTACAAAAGTTCCTGATTGTGCGCCGCCAGCAACACCGAAGTAACCAAATTTACCTGACGCATGTGCAAATTTTCCGTATATATCTGACTTGGCATTATTACCTATAGCAATAGAAAAATCAACAGTTGCTTGACATTCGTATCCTGTTGCAAAACTTGAGTTGCCTGACGATATGTTGTTGTATCCACCAAAAGAAGAACTACTGTTCCCAGTAGACTTATTTAAATTACCAATAGCAATACAGTTAGAACCAGTAGCACCGTAGGATGTACTGTTAGTAGCTATAGCCGCCGCAAAGCTGTTTGTTCCAGATGCCCTTGATTTAGGTCCTGAAAAACTGTCTGTTCCTGCACTTACTGCACTATCACCGATACCTATGGCATTAGTACCTGTAGCAGAAGGTTGAGCTGATGGACTGCTTTCATTTGCCGCATATAAGTCTGCACCGCCACCGCCACCAGCATCTGCGAAAGCAACAACTCCAGAGCCATTAGTGGTTAAGACTTGTCCGTTAGTACCATCTACTTTTGGTAGGGTGTATACTTCACTAATTCTAACGTCTTGTGCTGAACCACCTATGTTAATTTGGTTTGTGGCTGTAGAAGTAATATCCTTACCCAATGCAATTGAGTAATTATGAGAAACTGTACTTAACGTACCTATTACAAAAGATTCATTCCCTGATGATACTAGTCTATTTCCTATAGCTACGGATTGTGAACCAGATGCAGTCGTATAATATCCACTTCCCTCAGTAGACAAAGCCAGTGAGCTAAGACCAGTAGCTTTTGCATAACTTCCAATGGCTATAGCACTTTGGGATGTAGCCGCAGGACGAGTACCGCCAGCGGCAAAAGAATAACTCCCTGTAGCTTTGGCAGTTTTACCGATTGCAACACTGTTAGTACCTGATGCACCAAAAGAAGTAGAGTTACTATCTATAGCCATTGCAAGGCTTTCTATCCCAGAAGCACGGCTTTTACCAAAAGCAAAACTTTCTGTATTGCTACTGATAGCACTGTCACCTATTGCAATGGAGTTTGTACCTGTAGCAGAAGGTTGGGCTGAAGGAGAACTTTCGTTAGCCGCATAGAGGTCTGCACCACCACCTCCACCAGAAGCCGCCGCCGCCCAAGTCAAACCACCTGTATTACCTGACTGTGCCGTTAGCATGTAGCCATCGGTAGGTGTGTTGCTTACCTTTAGGTTTGCTTCGTCAACTACGTTATCAGCTATGACTGTTGCACCATCGGCTGTCGATGTGACTTCGCCTGAGTGATTTGGGTGAGTGTAAGATGCACCATCTGTTCCATCTGTTCCATCTGTTCCATTCGTTCCTGCTGGACCTTGCGGTCCTGCTACAGTTGAATCAGCTCCATCATTTCCTGCTGGACCTTGCGGTCCTGTAGGACCAGTTGCTCCTGTTGGACCTGCTACAGTTGAGTCAGCTCCCGCTGGGCCTGTTGCTCCAGTAGAACCAGTTTCTCCTTGTATTCCTTGAGGCCCTGTGGCTCCTGTCGGCCCTGCTACTGTAGAATCTGCACCGTCTGCTCCTGCTGGACCTTGTGGACCTGTAGCTCCCGCTGGTCCTGCTACAGTTGAATCGGCTCCTGTCGGACCTGTTGCTCCAGTTGCGCCTTGTGGACCTGTTGGCCCTGCTGGTCCTGCTACTGTACTGTCAGCACCTTGTGGTCCAGTTGCTCCTGTTGGTCCTGCTGGTCCTGCTACTGTACTATCTGCTCCTGCAAATCCACGCGCACCTGTTTGACCTGTTGCGCCTTGCTGTCCTGCTGGTCCAGTTGGCCCTGTTGAACCCGCTGGTCCAGTTGAGCCAGTTAAACCTTGTGGCCCTTGTGGGCCTGTAGCTCCAATGCCACCATTGGCTGCAACGATATTAATATTATTTATATTGCTAGCAACAGTATTAAGATTACCTATATTACTAGCTACAGTTCCAACATTAGAGACTGCTGGGGCTACAGTTGTAACATCACCAATATTATCAGCAACATTTGTTACTTTTGTTATAACATTAGCTACATCATTAACATCATCTATGTTGCTAGCTACTGTATTTATATTAGTAGAGTTAGAATTTGACGTAGTTATTGCAGCTATATTAGAATTAACACCTGTAACATCAGCAATCTTAGAAGCTACAGTATTAACTTGAGCTATAGATCCTGCTACTGTGCCTATATTTGTTGATGCAACAGCTACAGTATCAATGTTTGTAAGCTTTGCTTGCACTGCTGTAATTTCTCCAAGAGAATCAGCCACATCATTAACGTCAGCAATAGAACCACCAACTAAATTAACATTTGAAATTGCACCAGCTACGTTATTTACATTAGTTAACGCTGCATTAATAGCATTTACACTTGTCATAGAGTTACCAACAGCAACAACCTGTGCATTAGAGTTAGCAACTGTTGTAATATTGCCACTAATGCCAGCTAATGTAGCTATTTCAGAAGTAACAGAACCAAGTGCAGTTACATCCGCGCCAGTAGGACCAACCTCTAAAGCACCAGTGCTGGTGTTAAATTGGATGGTCTTACCTTTGCGATTGTCAAGTGCAGGGAGGAGTAAACCACTTGCCAATTCATAATCATTTATCTGTATTGTTCGTGATGCTTTATCATCAAGGTCAGCAATTTGTGCAACAATGCGATCTAGCTGCGCGTCTAAAGAAGATGCGCTATAGCTTGATGTTAAATCTGTTGTGCGCTCCATAGGAACGTCTCTGACTATTACAACCTCATTATCTAAGGTAACACCGCTTGCCATAGTTAAAGAGCCTGTAGAGCCATTACCGCCAGAGATTGAATAATGAGTAGTAATAGTTTTTAAAACGCCTTGAACGTAAACTTTTACATCTGTATTGTCATAAAATTCAAATGGTATTGTAAATGCAGTTTGCCCAGCAGTTGCCGTGTAATTTATTCGTGGGCTATTGTTAGCTATGTTTATTGTCATGTGTCACCTCTGTATTCTTTTTTTCATTGACTGCATAGAAGCGCAACGCACAAAACATGACGCACAATTTATGGCCTGTTAGGTAATTCACCTACAATATCTTTCATTGTATCCTTTAGTGCATCACCAGTAGCCATTGTTTCTATAAGCGGAATCATGTTTACTAGACTTTTCGCACCTTCACCTACATCACCTTCAACCATTTGCTTTAATGAGCGCATAACTTCTAACGTCCAATCAGCGGGCGCACCACCTAAACTAACGAATGAGCCAAGAGGATCATAGCCACCACTATATTTAGGTTGTATTGGAAATTTATCTTCTGCTCCAAGTTCATGCGCCATTGTTATAGCTCTGTATAATAAATCACTTTGCAATGCTGCTATACCAGACATATCAAACGATCTCATTATTTTATCTTCTGTATCCATTTTATCCCATGCCCACTCAGGCGTTCTAAATTTTGTTACAGAATATCCAAGCATCATTGCTACTGCTATATGCGTAGTTTTATTTCTAACAGATCCAGCTGCCATATTACCTGTAATTTTGTTTAACGCGCCAACTACAAAACTGTAGAAAGTAAATGGCAATGCAAGAAAACCACTTTCAACTCTTACATAACCTTTAACCCTAGGGTCTCTTGGCATTTTATCGTAGTAAGGCAATGTCTTTGCTACATGATCTGGTATATAAGCAACGCCATCCATAGTAATAGGTTTATCTTCTGGGCCACCCATAATAACTCTGTTCATAACGCCTGATCTAAGTGCATTTCTAAACTCTGCTACTGCGTCTACATCTGTCCACGCTTCAGTATTAGGTAATATTAACTCACCACCTGTTGATTTTTGATGTGGCATTGCGCTTATACGTTCTGCCATTTCTTCTGTAATATTGTATCTAGCTAAAAATTCTTTTTCAAAATCTGATGCAGTACCTTTAGTAAGCTTTATTGATGAGTCTATTATTGTATGTCCGCGCACTAAACCATCTAACATTTTTATACCAACTGTAACTGGCCCAAGCCCATTAGCTACAAAAAATGCGTTGTTTAATTTGTCAGGTAATGTTTTCTGAAATAAATCATTAGATAAACTTTCCATATACCTAAGATGCGTTGTACCTAATGTCATTTCCAATGCTTCACCAGATAACTTTAGCTCATGCGCAGAATGTTTAAGCGATATATCGTCCATTAAACCTAAGAAGCTACGCCCTATTACATTTAATTCGTGATCCATAAATATTGATGCAGCATCACCAAAAGCTGCTACACCAGATCCGCCAAGAAATGTCCAACTTGTTGCTGTTCTAAGCATATCAGCTACTCTTGTATCAATAGAATCTGCCCTTTTAAGTGTAGTGCCAACAACTCTATCATAAGTATGAACATAGTTTTTAAGAAATTTATCTATACTTTTGCGCGGTACTTTTGCTGCGTTTAGTTCTGCACGCATCCTAAATAATTTTTCTTCAAGTGTCATAAGTTTACCAGTATCAGGATTAAGATTAGCTTTGTGATACTCTAGTTTTGGTGCTACCCTTGCGCCATAATTAATCATTAATTCTTTAACATCTGTAACTAAATACTCTTTTATAGCTGAGTTTGGTACATTTAATCGACGAGAGACAAGAGGACCACTCCGACCAAAACCAGTAAATATAGCATCAATAGCATCTTCGTCAGTTTCCTCCATTATATTCTGTATAGTTTCTTCTGCTCGGCGATACAAAGAAGCAGGGTCAGTAGCTAATTTTTGTATTTGGAATAAGCCTTTGTCATCTCTACTAACTATAGTTGGGTTCTTTTTATATTCTGCTATTAATAAATTTCTAAAACCATCACGTTCTTTGTGTATTTTTTGTCTGTTAAATATACGTGGCAAATCATATTTGTTTGCTTTAGTTAATTTGCCATGATGCTCAATTACTTCTAAAGCATTATCAATTTTAAATCTTATATCATCAAAAGATTTACCTAGACTTTGCAATGCATCACGCATTTTATCTGTAAGATCTAACTCATTATATAAAGAAGCAAGTTCATCAATGTCTTTTGCATTATTAATTTTATCAAATTTATCTTCAAATTTAGCTAAATCTTTTTTTAAAAAAGCAATATTATCATCAACTTTCTTTTTTAAATCAACTTGCTTATTAGTTAAGCCTCTTGCTATTTGCTGCTGCTCTAAAGATTTTTGTAATTTTAAATCTTTATCATATCTTTTTTGTATTTTCGCTTGGGCTTTTGCCATCCATTTTTTGTTTGCGTCAATAATGTTATTAGTAACGCTCGTTAATTCAAATGCCTTACCAACTTCTTTTAAATATGTATCTTCAAAAACATCGCGACTTTTTATTAATCCTATTTCTTCTAACTCTCCACCAAACTTTTCGAAGTATGCCCTTACAGCTTGAGTTGATGCCGCTTCTTCTGGTGTCATTTGGTCATACGGCACATCGTCCATTATTATTTTACCTATATGGTCTTGCCATTCAGACGGAGCAAAACTTGTCTTGCCCAACTTAGCCCTTACAGTTTCTACATACTGTCCAACAGGTATATTAAACAATTCAGCCTTACCTCTTGGGCTAACTTTTCTATAGTTTTGATTTACAATATCCATAGCGGCATACCATTCGCCTTGTCTGCGACCAGCATTAATATAAACAGAATTGCCCATGCTTTGTCCCATTTGATTTGCAACTAATGGCAAACCATTAGAACCACCTAAAGCTAATATTTCTGCTTTAAAAAACTGTGGTATATTTTTATCTACAACTGTTGCTTTTATTGGGCTTGGAACCATTTTGCCAAACCAAGATTCGTTAAACCATTTACCTCCATAAGAAATAGGCTCAACTTCATCTCCTGGTTTTTTACTTAATACTGGCTTATTATTAACGCTATTTAAGTATGCTTTATATTGCGTACTCCATATCTTAGCTCTATTAACACCAGCTTTTGGCCTAGCAAATGCAGTACCTAAACCATAGCCAAATGCACCAGATACTAAACCATCTGCCATAGTGCTTAGCGTTGCGCTTAAAACTACAGACCCAGCACCATTTGTATCTAAACCTATTTCAGTTAATGCATCTGTTAAATTCATTGTGCCGCCAGTAACTAAACCATCTAATGCTGATATTTTAGTTATTTGCTTTCTAGTAA